GAACAGCGGCCGGGGCGCGCGTGTGGTCAGACGCCTACGACGCCTGGGTGTTCCGGCCGCTGTTCCACTGGAGCGCCGCGCGCGTGTTTGCGCTGCACGTCCGGCACGGCATTGAACCCAACCCGCTCTATAAACTCGGCGCGGGCCGGGTGGGCTGTTTCCCCTGCATCAACGTCAATCACGGCGAGTTGAAACGGTTGAGTGGGACGTTGCCGGAAGTCTGGGAGCGGGCCGCCGAGCTGGAGCGGGCCGCCGAGCGGACCTTCTTTCCGCCTGACTACATTCCGGCGCGGTTCTGCGCGCGTCGCGATCCGGCATCGGGTGTTGCTATTCCGTCCGTGGACGAAGTGCGCGCATACCTGACGCAGGCAGACGAACGGCAGATCGCGCTGTTTGATACGGCGCGGCCGAGTGGCTGCATCAGTGTCTACAACTTGTGCGAATGAACACCATGAGACACGAGGACGAAATGCGCCAGGCCGAAGCGCACGACCACGCCCGCGCCGGCGAACGCGGCGAGCGGATCAAGTTCATCGCGGATGACGTCATCAGCAAACTACTCGCGGCTGGCGTGCTCCGAGGGGATCCGAGGGTGGCGAAGGTCATCGTGTTTCATGTCGTCAGTGATCACTTGTTCGGCAATCGGGCGATTGATATTCCGGAGTTTGACTGACCAATGAGAAGCGGGGGAATTTCGTGGCTAGGTGGGGCAAGGCCGGGCTCGGCGTGGTGAGGCATGGCCCGGCACGGTGAGGCCTGGCGGGGCCAGGCCCGGCTGGGTAAGGAAGGGCACGGTCCGGTCGGGCGAGGCGCGGCGCGGTCGGGTTGGGCGAGGCCGGGTAAGGCTCGGTTTGGTGCGGTTAGGTTTTGCAGGGACGGGACAGGACAGGTCGGGTTTGGTTTGGCGAGGTTTGGATTGGGGAAAGGGCCGCGCTCAGAACGCGACCCTCTCTACAGCATCACATGAGGAGAGCACATGACACCGACTGCGAGCAGCGTAGCACGAAGCGAAGTGATTGCCATCGGGCCGATCACGACCAACGGCGGGAAGGCGGCGATTGAATACGCCCTCCCATATGTGGCGTCGGCCCGCATCGTCGGCGTCGCCGATCTCCTTTTCCATCGCTGGAACGTCGAAGGCGTTGCGACGAAGGCGCGGGCGGCGAAAGGATCGAAGGCGAAAAAATCGGATGACTTAGAGAGCTACGTCTATCGCGATGATGCCGGCGAGCTCAGCTTGCCAGGCGAATACCTGCGCCAGGCGGTGATTCACGCGGCAAAGTTTCGGCAAGATCCGCGGTCGCCTCGTAAGAGCGCGATGGATCTCTTCAAAGCCGGCGTCGTGTGTCTGACGCCGCTCGCCTCACTGGGCGCTCGCGATTGGGACTACGAAGATCGGCGGCGCGTGATGATTCAGCGCAACGGCGTGACGCGCGTGCGACCGGCGATGCGCACGGGATGGTCCGTGGAAATTCAGTTGATGGTGAATCTGCCGGAATACATCCCACCCGATGCCTTGCAGGATGTGCTTGTGAATGCGGGGCGGTTGATCGGGCTGGCGGATTTCAGGCCGGCATACGGACGGTTCGCGATTCAACAGTTCGAGATCGTGGTGCCTGACTAGAAGTGGATTGGCAAGGCCAGGCACGGTCGGGTTGGGCGAGGCACGGCATGGCGTGGCTTAGTCCGGCGTGGTGGGTTAGGGCACGGTAAGGCGTGGCTAGGCGAGGTCTGCTCTTGCGCGGTCGGGCGGGGTGAGGTCTGGCCCGGTTGGGTATGGTCGGGCACGGCTCGGCACGGTGAGGTAGAGCCGGGCATGGCGGGGTTCGGCTGGGTAGGGCGAGGTCCGGCGCGGCCTGGTAAGGCTGGGCACGGTTCGGCACGGTCAGGCGTGGCCCGATTGGATTGAGCTATGAGCGATCGATTAGTGATGGTTGATTTTAGTTCGATCCTGCATCCGACGTGGGCGCTCGCGAGCACGGACTCTGACCCGAATGCCACGAGCACGCAGGTCGTCGCGAAGGTCCGCGCGCTCGCGAGCGCCCATCCGCACGTGGCGATCTGTTGTGATAGCGGTAAATCGTTTCGCGCGGAGATCAGCACGGACTACAAAGCGAACCGACCCGCCGAACGCGATGCGGCGTTGCATCACCAGGGCAACGTCGCGATCGACATCCTGCGCGGCGACGGGTTCCCGATCTGGGTGGCACGCGGCTTCGAAGCCGACGACATCATCGCGACCGCGGTCGCCGCCGCGCAGCCGCCCGACAGCGACGGCGCCGACGTGCTGATCATCTCGGCTGACAAAGACCTGTTGCAGATGGTCTCGGATCGCGTGCAGGTGTTTCGGCCGGCGCTCGGCACCGCCACCGAACGCACCTACGACGCCGCGGCGGTCGTTGACAAGTTCGGCGTCGCGCCGAATCAGTTCTGCGACTTTCTCTGCCTCGTCGGCGATAAGTCCGATAACGTCGCCGGCGCGAAAGGCATCGGTGCCGTGACGGCGGCGAAGTTGCTCACCACCTACGGCACGCTCGAGGACCTGGCGGCGGCGATCGAATGCGGCGAGGCATCGCTCACGCCGGCCATCGGCAAGAACCTGATTGACTTTTTCGCGGGTGAACCGTCGCCGTGTGACGTCGCGCGGTCGTTGATCCGGCTGCGCACGGATGCGCCGATTCCGTTCACGGAGATTTTCCAGACGCGCGTGCCGGCCGACGCCGCCGCGTTCGGCGCCGACGACGACATCGCGTTTGCGATGCCCACACTCGATGAACCACCACATGACGACATGGGACGATCTCAAAGCCCTGGCGACGTTGGAGCCGATGGCGCAGCAGACGGTGGACGCGGTGGAGCAGCACCACCTCCCGAAGGAGGAGGCACTGCTGATTCTGGCGTGCGGCCTGCTGAAGCTGCAGCAGGCGCAGCAGATCATCCTGGAGCACTACATCGACGAGCTCCGAGCGCGCCGGCCGTAGTCGAGTGGGAGCGACAGCTTGAGCCACAGGACATCCTCCAGGCCAAGGAGCTCGCGAACTGGATTTTTCAGAGCCGGCTCTTTAGTGCCTACGGCCATCCCGCAGGCGTGCTGACCACGATTCTCGCCGGCCGCGAGATGGGGCTGCCGGCGATGGCCTCCCTGCGCGCGATGCACATCGTGGAAGGGAAGCCGACGCTCGCCGCCGATTTCATTCGTGCGCTCGTTGTGCGGTCAGGGCTCGTGGAGTATTTCCGCTGCAGTGAACGGACGCCGGACCGCGCCACCTTCATCATCAAACGCAAAGACGAACCCGAGATGTCGCTGACCTACACGCTGGAGGAGGCGCGGGCCGCGGGCCTGGTGAAGCCGAAGAGCGGCTGGGAGCGCAACGCCGCCGACATGCTGGTGGCACGCGCCTCCTCGAAACTCGCACGCTTGGTCTGTCCGGAAATCACGTTCGGCCTGTATGCGCGCGAAGAGTTTGAGTAAGGAGTAAGCGAATGGGGCTCATCGAACTGGTCGTCATCCTGATCGTCGTCGGCGTGGTGCTCTACCTGATTGAGACGCAGATTCCGATGGACGCGGGGATCAAGACAGTGATCCGCGTGGTGGTGATTCTGGTCGTCGTCTTATGGTTGCTCCGTCTTTTTGTCGGCGACGTGCCGCTGCTGCCGATTCGGCGCTGAGCGCAGCGCGATGAGCGTGACCACGGCGGCGTGGGTGCTGATCGCGATCGTCGTCGGGCTCTGGGCGCTCGGCCTGATCGGGAAACGTTGGAGGTGATCACATGACCGACCCAGAAGCGGCACAGTGGCGCGGCGCCGTGCTGACGACGCTTGAGTCCATTGACCGCAGCTTGGATGCGCTCGTCGGGCTCGCGCGCAAGGCGGCCGGCGTCACGGTCGGCGACGGGGCGCCGGTCCACGCCGGCGACACCGAGCTCGACCTGCCCGACGCCGACGAAATCATCCGGTTCAAACCGAAGGATTGGACCGGCAGCATTGACTACAAAGGCTCACGGATGTCGCTCTGTCCTCCAGAGTTTCTCGAGCAGCTTGCCCTGGTCTACGACTACTTCGCGAAGAAGAACGACGCCGAGAACGCGGTCGATGCCAAGGGGCGGCCGAAATCGTTTTACGACCGACGGTCGGCGGCGCGGGCGCGCGGGTGGGCGGCGCGGCTGCGCACCACGACGGGCACAGAGGCGCCGGTGCGCCAGGAAGAACTCGGCTGGTCGCCGAAGACGTGGTGAGCGCATGAAAGTCTGGACGCGCGTCCCGTTCGGCACGTTCGGCGTGCGCTGCGGCGGCTGTCGTCGCGCGCTGCCGCCAGGCACGGCGCTGTGCGAGCTCGTGATTGCCGGCCTCGCGCGGGTGCTGGTGCGGTGTGAGGCGTGTGCAGGGCCGGCGCCGCGCGTCGTGCTGGAGCCGGTGGACTACGCCGAGATTGAAATATGAGCAGGCCGTCAGGAGCGGCCGTTGCTGCCGCCACGCAGGAGTTGCACCTCGTGCACCAGCTCCATCACCAGCGTTTCGAGGCGGGCGACCGTCTCGCGCAGATCATCGTGTTCTTCGCGCGCCTGGTCACGCGCGGCGCTGGCTTTGAGCGCCGCATCCGCCATGCGCTTGATCCCCGTATTGGCCTGGATCAGCCCGTCGGCCGTGTCTTTCATCGCCTCGAACATCTCGCGGAAATCATCGGTGGGCATATTCCAGAAAAGTATAGCCGAGCGCGGCTGGACGAGCTGGCGGGGGACGTCTGATGCAGTACCTCGGCGTGGATGTCGGCGTCTCCGGTGGCCTCGCGCTCGTGGACGACGAGGGCCGCTGCCTCTGGGCCGTGAAGATGCCGGCCACCGATGCCGACCTCTGGGCGCTCCTGCCGACCACCGAGACGTGCGCCGTGCTCGAAAAAGTCCACTCGAGTCCGCAAATGGGCGTCACCAGTGCCTTCACCTTCGGCGCTGGTTACGGTCGCTGTCGCATGGCGCTCACCGCCGCCAAGATTCCGTTCGAAGAGCTCCTCCCGCAACGCTGGCAGCGCCTCCTCGGCGGCCTCAGCGGCGGCGATAAACAGCTGTTAAAAACCCGCGCGCAGCAGCTGTATCCGAGCGTTAAAATCACGCTCGCGACGGCCGACGCGCTCCTCCTCGCCACCGTCGCACGCCGCTTACACCTCGGCACCCTGGAGACGACGGCATGACCGCACGTCGTGGCTTTGCATTGCTCCCGACCGACGTCCGCGTGGCCCGCGCGCGGCAGGGTGGGGTCGCCGCCCACGTCCAAGGCACCGCCCACGAATGGACGAAGGCCGAAGCCGCCGTCGCCGGCGCCAAGGGCGGCAAGGCCACGCGCGGGCGACCCGTGCGCGGGATGGCGCCGCAACCCGATGACACGTTACCCGACAAGGAGGTGCGCTGATGGCGGAGACACCCAAGATCGTGCCGTTCGGCAAATACAAGGGTCAACCCGTGGATGTCCTCGCGCAGGATACGGCGTATTGCGAGTGGCTCAGTCAACAAGACTGGTTCCGCTCCCGCTATACCGCGATTCACACGCTGATCATTAACCACTTTGCGGCCCCCGCCGAAACACCCGAACATAATGCGCTGCAAGCGTTATTCACGGACGATGCGTGGATTGCCCGCTTCTTGCGCGATAAACTGCTGGCGCTCACCGCAGACCTCAAGCAGTTTTTACACAAGGAGGCTGACAGGGCACGCGATGTTGGCTTTCAACGATGGCTGCCGACCGCTGAGGTCCGCGCCGACTGGCGCGTCGAATTCGAACAGGCTGGCGTGGATGTGACCGTGACCGGCCGCACCACGCTCATTGGGCCGCCGCGCGAGGATCTTAACGCGGGCTGGCTCCAGGAATTCCAGACGTCCGACGGCTTCCAATATCGCATTGAATGTAAACCCTCACTCGGCGATGACTATCCGGCCGTCCTGCGGCAGATGCGCGCCACGAACTCAAATGTCTTGTTCCTGGGCGCGGATGGCTATCAAGGCCAGGGCGCCTCTTTGTCCCAAGTTCAACAGATCTTTCAGTCGGCGCACATCGAGATCATCCGACTCGCCGACGTGCCCAGCGCGTGACCGCCCCGAATTGGGCCGCGCTCCTCACCTGCAGCGATAAGGGTGTCGCCCGCCCGAATCACAGTAACGCCGTCCTCGTCCTCCAACACGACCCGGCCTGCGGGCCCGAGGCGATCTGGTACGACGAGTTCCTCGACCGCGTCCTCGTCCAAGCCTCGCCCGTCCGCGAATGGCGCGACGACGACGACACCCGCCTCACCGTCTTCATGCAGGACCATTGCTTGATGACCGCCGTCCCCGACAGCACCGTCGCGAAAGCCGTCCGCTACGTCGCCCGCCAGCGGCCCCGGCACTGCGTCCGCGACTGGCTCCGCTCGCTGACCTGGGACGGCATCGACCGCCTCGCCACCGCCTTCGAAGACTACTGGGGCGCGGACGGCTCGCTCTATACGCGCGCCGCCTCGGTGAATTTCTTCGTCGGCCTCGTCGCCCGCGTCATGCGCCCCGGCTGTAAACTCGACACGATGCCCGTCTTCGAAGGCGAACAGGGGCTCTTGAAATCCACGGCCCTCGAAGTCCTCGGCGGCCCGTGGTATGCCGTCGCGCACGAACGTATGGACGCGAAAGATTTTCTCCAAGGCCTCCGCGGCAAGTGGTTGATCGAAATCGCGGAACTGCAGTCGTTCTCCAAACCCGAAGTGACCGCCGTCAAGACGCTGATGTCCACCGCCGTCGATGACTATCGCCCGAGTTACGCGCGCCACGTCCAACGGTTCCCGCGCCAATGCGTCTTCGCCGGCACCACCAATACCGACGACTGGGGCACCGACGAGACCGGCCTCCGCCGCTTCTGGCCCATCGCCTGCGGCGCCATCGACGTCCCCGCGCTCCGCGACGCCCGCCCCCAGCTCTTCGCCGAAGCCGTCGCCCGCTTCGACGCCGGCGCGACGTGGTGGCGCATGCCCGATGAGACCGCCGCCGTCCAACACGCACGCCAATACGAAGACTCGTGGACGGCCACGATTCTCGCCTTCGCCGCCGGCCAATCCCCCACCTACGGCTTTCGCCTCGGCGACTGTCTCACCCAGGCCCTCGACCTCCCCCTCGACCGCCTCGATAAACGCACCGAAATGCGCGCCGCCCGCATCCTCCGCCTCCACGGCTTCGCCCGCTGCGTCGTCCGACTCGCGCCGCACCTCCCCGTCCAACGACGCTGGCTCCTAACCCACACTGTTACCACTGTTACTACCTCAGACCTCTAGGTGGTAACAATTTTTCCCCAATGAACATCGCACCTGTTACCTCTGTTACCTCTGTTACTACCTATTTCATATACATACACACGCGCCCGCCCGCACGTATCTCCACGGAAATAGGCAGTAACACGGTAACAGTAGTAACTAGGCCTGTTTTTGCGTGGTTTTCAACGTGAAGGTTGTAACAGGTGGTGACAGCACCACGCCAACACCAGCAGAAAGGAGGGTCCAGCCATGCCCGACGCGCTCCTTGAGACGATCCCGTGGGACCAATTAGGCATTCCGAAGCCCAACAATAACCCGCCCGCGAAGCGGGCGATGCGTGAAGCCGTGCGCGCCCTGATTACGCCGCACTTAGCCCCGATGATTGAGGCCCAGGTCGCGCAGGCGAAAGGCCTGAAATACCTCGTGGCGCGCGATGAGAGCGGTAAATTCAGGCGGATTGGGCCTGAGGAGCTCGCGGCCGGCGCGATCGGCGTCGAAGTCTGGGAGAAAGACCCGTCAACAGCGGCCTTCACGGACTTGATGAACCGCGCGATCGACAAACCGAAGGAGCAGGAGCAGGAAATCATCGTGCACAACAGCGAAGAGCTCCTGGCGCGGTTGGACAGCTGGAAGGTGGCGAATCGCCTCGCCCAAGCACAACTCGAGACACCACAAGATGTTGTGGAAGAGGTGGATCGGGTCGAATAGTCGCGGTGGAATCAGGCCGATAACGACTGGGTCTGATATGTTGGATTATGTTAACCTGCAAGTCGTTGATTCTAAAGGAAATAAAGGAATTGTGGGCATCAATCGTGCCATCTCCCGCGGCCCGCACAGAGGGGAGGCCTGGCACAAACGACCCCCGGCCGGCGGGGGGGGGCTGGGACCCTCGAGCGCGTCGAAATCGGTCTGGGTCCTTCCCCCACGCGCACCGCGGCGCGTCTGTGGGCTGAAGCTCATCCGCAGATTCCACTGCTGTCGGCGCGGTGCGTGCCTGGGAAGAAGCTCATCAGTGGACAGGAGGCGGAGATGCGGTGTCAGTATGCGGTGACGTTTGAGTTTGAGACGCGGGCGCCGGTGACGCACAGGGGGGTGGTTGCGGGTGGGCGGGCGGCGACATGTGTCGCGCGGGCGACGCGGGTCGCGCAGGAGGCTCTCAGGCCTATCGGGTGGACGTCGATGCTGTGCGTGCTGTTAGAGCGCGTTGAAACGGCTGAGGTTGAGGACGAGGGGGAGGAGGAGGGCGGACGCTCATCTGGGCTGAGCGAGGTGGAGGGGTGATGGAGGCGGTGGGGCGGGACGTCGAGCGGGAGCTGCACGAGGCGATGGCGGCAGTGGCGGGGGATCCGTTGGGGTTTGTGCGGCGGGCGTATCCGTGGGGGCGGCCTGGGGTGCTGGAGGCGTATCGGGGGCCGGATGCGTGGCAGGCGGAGTTGCTGGAGGAGATTGGGCGGCAGGTGCGGGCGCGGCGGTTTGACGGGCACACGGCGGTGTTACCGATTCGGGTGGCGGTGAGTAGCGGGCGGGGGGTCGGGAAGGGGGCGATGACGGCGTGGCTCGTGGATTGGATTATGTCGACGCGGCGCGGCGCCATTGGCACCGTCACCGCGAATACGAACGATCAACTCTCCGAAAAAACCTGGGCGGCGATTCGGACGTGGACGCAGCGGTGCATTACCGGCCACTGGTTTGAGATTAATTCGCAGGTGCTCTACCGCAAGGGGTATCGCGAGTCGTGGAAGGTGACGCCGGCGTCGTGCGCGCCGGAGAACAGCGAAGCGTTTCAGGGCCAGCATAACGCGACGTCGACCAGCTTCATGATTTTCGATGAGGCCTCCGGGATTGACGACGCCATTTTCAAGGCCGCCGAGGGCGGGTTGACGGATGGCGAACCGATGATGTTCATGTTTTTCAATCCGACGCGGACGACGGGGTATGCGTGGCGGGCGGTGTTTGGGGCGGGGCGGGACCGGTGGACGACGCGGGTGGTGGATGCGCGGACGTGTCGGATGCCGAATCCGGCGTTCATTGCGGAGTGGTTGGAAGATGCGGGGGGGGACGAGGACGAGGATTTTTTTCGGGTGCATGTGCGGGGGGTGCCGCCGCGGGCGGACGAGACGCAGTTCATTGACAGCGGGCGGATTGCGGCGGCGCAGACGAATCCGGTGCAGCCGTTGGCCGGCGAGCCGTTGATTCTGGGCCTTGATGTGAGCGGCGGCGGGTCGGCGTGGACGGTCGGGCGGTTTCGGCGGGGGTTAGATGCGCGGTCGGTGCCGGCGATCCGGTTGAGCGGGGCGCAGACGGCGGCGGATGACCGGGCGTTGGTGGTGGCGACGCTGGTCGAGGCGATCCGGACGCACGCGCCGGACGCGGTGTTTATCGACAGCGCGTTTGGCGCCGCGGTCGTCGTGCGGTTGCGCGGGTTGGGATTCACGCAAGTGTTCGAGGTGAATTTCGGCGGGCCGACGATTGAGAAGGGCGACGGGAATTTACGGGCGACGATGTGGCGGCGGATGAAGGAGTGGTTGACGCGGGGGGCGATTGATACGCGGGGGATGGACGCGAAGGGGCGGTTAGCGTTGGACCTGGCGGGCCCGGGCTTTCACTTGCGCAATAACAAGTTGGTGCTCGAGTCGAAGGAGTCGATGGGGAAGCGGGGGGTGGCGTCGCCGGACGATGCCGATGCGTTGGCGTTGACATTTGCGATGCCGGTGGCGCCGCGGGGGGACCAGACGACGGCGGGGCGGTGGTTACCGGCGGCGTCCTGGCAGGCGTGAGGACTCAGCGCTGGCGCAACTCGCGCACGGCGGTCGCGACGTCTCGCAGTGAGGCCTCGAGGGGATGCGGTTTCGGCGGTTTCGGCCAGAGCTTCTCGCGGATGTTGAGCAGCGCCACGAGCCACGTCGTGATACCGAAGATGACGGCACAGGCCGCCGCTATCGCTGCAACCACAGGTAGACTCCCATCCCGATCAGCCAGGCGCCCGTCAGGAGTTGCAGGGCGATGCCGAGCCAGGTCTGCGCGAAAGGTTCATGGTCGTTCATGCCGTTCTGTCCTTTCAGCCTTAGACCAACTTCCAGATCTTGAACAGCACGGTGACATTCGCGGCCACCAGGGCGCCGATTATCCACGTCAGCACGGCGATCCGGGTATCGAGGCCCGCGAGTCGTAAACTCATGCCGTCCGTCCTTTCAGCCAGTCGGTGAGCAGCGAGAGAATCAGGGAGCGCATGGCGACGCCCTCGCGTCGTGCCTGCGCGCGCGCGGTGGCCCAGAGGTCGGGCGGGATGCCCGAGAGCAGATAGCGGCGCGGATTGCGCGCCGCCGTGAATTGCTTGGAGTAGGGGCGCTTCATGGCGTCGGCTCCTCGTTCGTCGCCAGCGGTGGTCGTGGCTTCGGCGCCCGCTCGCGCGCCTCTTGGATGGCGGTGTCGATCTCGCGCCGTCGCGCCTCCAGGGGATCGGGCGGCGCCGGCTCGCGGAGGTCGCGGAGCGTCTGGGTGAATGCCGCGCGAATCAGCTCGCGCAGGTCGTCGCGGAACGCTGGATCGCGCAGGAGCTCCTGCGCCAGATCCTCGGCCACTTTATCGACGGTGCGGCTGAAGACGCCGAGAAGCGAGGTGGAGGTTTGTCGGCGAACGAGGTCGGCTAAGAGGGTGCTCATGCGCTGAGTCTAGCACTAAGCATATGCATGAGGCGGGTGTAGAATGCGGCCACACTGGGAGTCTGTATGAGTGAGGACCGACGCGCGGCGCTCGAGCAGCAGAAGGCGCAGTTAGTGGCGTATGCGCGGATGAAGCTGGAGGCCGGCGATCAGCACGGCGTGGCCGATGCCGCGATGGACATTCGCGAGATTGATGCGCGGCTGGACGAACTCGCGCGCGTGGCACCGCCGCTCGAGTCGCCGATGTGGGGCGGCCTGACGTCGGTGCCATCAGCGCCGTCTGCGGTGACGCCGGTGCCGCAGTGTGACGCGGTGGTGATGGGCGGGCGCTGCGTGATGGTCGAGGGGCACCAAGGGCTGCACATGAACGCCGACGAGTGGCGTGCGGAGGCCCACTAATGCCGGCGAAATCTCGCAGTCAGCAGCGTCTGTTCCAAGCCGCCGAACACGGTGCGACGTTTCCGAAAGCGGAGAAACTCCGCGAGTCGATGCCGAAAGCGAAGCTGCGAGAATTCGCAGTGGGCAGTGAGAAGGGCAAGCCCGAACATGTCAGCAGCTACGCCGCGCGACTGAAAGCGAAGCGCGGATGAACAGGGATACGAATCAGTTGGATGAGTGCGAGCGCCTCACTCGCATTCACCGAGCGAGCCCGATCCAGCAATATCAATGCGAGACGTGTGGCTTTGTCGTGACCGCGACGACCACGCCATCGATGGCCGTGGCGATAACGGCGCATCGCCGAGCGATGCAGCACACGCTCGCGACGGATCACGCCGCGGCACGCGCCGCGCGTAGGCACAGCATCGCATGAACGGCCGCGCCGCCCGCGCGCTGCGACGTGAGGTGCGGCGCACCGTCGGCGCCGACGCGATCGACATCATCGACGCGCAGACCAACGCGATCAATCACCAGATCCTGCCGAATCTCAACGCGAGCACCGCGCGCATCGAGAGCGTCGATGAACGACTGACGGCGCTCGAGCGGCACAGCCCGCATATCCGCGAAGAGCTCACGACGATCTGGCAGCAGTGCGCCGAAGAACTGCGGCGCCTCGAGACGCGCGTCGTCATTCTCGAGGGCATGGTCGTGATTCACGACGATCACCTCGCCACGATGCAGACCGTGCAGCGCGGGCTACTCCCGAAAGACCTCTCCCTATGGCAGCGCCTCCGCTGGTTGGTGGGTGGACGATGAGTAAAGCCGACGACGACTTCATCAAACTGGCGCGCGACCGCTTCAAGCAGGCCGAAGATGCGGATCAGGAGCAACGTAAGCGCGAGCTCGATGATTTGCGCTTCTATAGCGGCGACCAGTGGAGTCCCGAAGCGAAAATGCAGCGCCAGGGGCAGCAGGCGCTCGGGAATCTGCCGCCAACACCGGAGAGGCCCACTTTAACCATCAATAAGGTGAGGGAGCCGGTTCGACAAGTCCTCAACATGGAAGAGGGCGCGGAGTTTACGGTCACGATTGCCGCCGCGGATGATTTCGGCCCGCTCGCGACGCCGAATGCCGACCGCGACCGCGAGATTGATGTGCGTGAAGGCCTGGTCCGCGGGATTCAACGCGCGCCGGAGGCGACCGACGCACGGTTATGGGCCGCGTCACGCGCCGCGATTGCCGGCCGCGGCTATTACGGCGTGATGACGCGGTATCTGCCGGGAAAATCGCGCGACCAAGAGGTCTACATTCACCGCTATTACAACCAGGCGAGTGTCTCGCTTGACCCCGCGCATGAACAGCCCGACGGCAGCGATGCCGAGTGGGGATTCGTCGGGATCGACATGCCGATCGCGCAATACGAAGCGGAGTTTGGAAAGAACCGCGTCGCACGGGCCGCGGCAGCCTCCGACATGGAGTGGCGGGCGCTCGGCGACGAGGCGCCGGGGTGGTTCTCGGACACCAACGAACTCACCAAGAGCGTGCGCGTCGTGGATTACTGGTATACCGAGCGAAAGACGCGCACCCTCTGCACGATGCCGGACGATACGCTCGCGTGGCAGGACGAACTGCCCGACGACGCGCCCGACCCGATCGAGACGCGCAAGGTCACCGAGAAGCAGATCCAGTGGGCGAAGATCGACGGCGTGCAGAAACTCGATGAGACCGACTGGGGCGGGCCGGATATTCCGATCGTGAAGGTCCTCGGCGAGGAGCTCCATCCCTACGATCAGGAGCGGCGGGCCGAAGGTATGGTGCGGCCGGCGCGCGATAGTAACCAGGGCTACAACTCGATGGTCAGCAAACTGGTGGAGACGGTCGGCCTGACGCCGATTCCGCCGTGGATGGTGGCCGAGGGGACGTGGGAAGTCTATCGCGCGTGGTATCAGGCGGCGACGACGCGGACGCTG